ATTTGACTGTTCTTACCACCTTGCGATGATTTTTTGTTTACAGTGTCTAATTTTACATTACCAATTTGTCTAGCCATAATATACACCTTTCTATGCGTATATTATTTATCAAACATAAATTCAAATCCTAAAACAAATCCCGGGTTCAGATCGTTTCTGCTTTTTTCAGCAGTGGGTGATAGAAAGATTGCAGTGTTATCTTGAATTTGATATATGATCCTACCGTATGGAATTACAGGACTGAAACTGTCATATCCTGTAACAATACCGGCTTCTACGGAAATTTTGTCAGTTAAATTTTCTATTAATCCAAAATATACGCTGGTATTTTGAATGCTGTTGTAATAGATACCTGTTGCTATGTAAGAATTTTCCAATCGGACATGCGGATGAATTTCGTTGTAATCCCCTGCCAGTCCTAAATGTGTAGATATTGCTAGTCCAAATAGTAGATCCATCAATGCCCCTGTAATATTTATAGGAGCAGAGTTAAAGAAATGTTTGTGTTTTACTGAATCCAATAAAAAAGGGCCCGAAGGCCCTTAATTGTGTTAGAATTTACTTTATTCAGTAAATCAAAACTTGAATGTAATTCCGGCACCCATAGTTGTTGCTTCTGAATTCATGTTGTAAGCACCTTCACCGTAAAGGTCAAAACCATTCCAGTTATAGCTTACACCAGCACCAACATTTTGGAATGCATCTGCATTATCGCCGTTAACAAAACCAGTTACAATACCATAACCAGCACTTGCTTCATAGGCAATAGTTTCAGTAGCAGCAGCATAAGTTACAATACCACCAAGGCTAATGTTGCCCGGAAGTGCCATTGTAGCCTTACCACCTAGAGTGAACTCCTCTGAAGTCATGTTGTAATCAACTACACCAGTAAGTGAGCCTGAACCTAGATCCATAGTAGCAGCACCTTGTAGATTTGATACATCAGTAATATCTTCAGTTACATCAGTAAGACCAACCATCACGCTTGCGAAGTTAGTTTCAACAATAAGTGACTCGTTGCCACCTGCAGGATTAGCAATAGTATCGCCACCAACAATATTAAAATCGTTGCCTACAAAAAGATCACCTTGGTCACCGAATGAAACGGTAGCAAAACCAACTCTAGTTCCGATCATCCAGCCGTCAAGTTCAAATTCACCGTCGACTGCTTCTACAGAGATACTGCCAAAAGCAAGACCTTCTGCTTCAATACCAGCACCAAGTGTGGTAGCAGCAACCCAATCACCGGCTGAGTTTTCAGTTGCTTCCACGTTGATAGAACCGCTTATAACAGGACCACGCGGACCCATAACACGCGGATCACTAACAGTAGCATCTCCAGCAAACGCAGCACTGGAAATGAAAAGAGCAGTTACGCCACTAAAAATAGTTGTTTTCATATGTTAAAATCCTTTTCTGTTTAACAATACTAATTATGCTATAACTCTACGTAAAATCAATCATTTAGATGGTTTTTACAAGATAGAGTTAGAAAGTGTTGCATTTAAGCAACAGATTATTGACACAAATCTTCGTAGCGAGTTGTGTAGATTCTATGCTTGCTTAAATCAGCAACCGTGACAATTTTAAAGAGATTTACAATTTTCTGTATCATGTCAGCATCCACATGTTTTTTTACAATAGCACCAACATTGTGTTAGTTTTTCTTTTATCCAGCACCAACATATTTTCATAGTGTTTCTCCTGTGTGTGAGTAGGTCCGTTCTGTTGCCCGGTGGAACCCATACCGCGTAGACTCATGCTGCGAGTGCTACAGGTGCAAAATTTGAATTTGCATTCGTTAAGTTGGCATATACGCTGCCAGCCGGTAAACTCCACTCTATCTTCACACCTGTCGATCCCATTTCATCCCCGAAATTGTAGTTATGGTGGAGATGTCGGCTTCGAAGCCGAGTCCAGAATGTGTCCACGTTGCTTCAACGTTTACAATACATATTTAGCACAAATAAAGTATCTTGTCAAGTGTTTTTGGGACGCTTTTTCATAACACCAACAATAAAATTTGGGGGTATTGCTTTTTTCAATCTAAATTCTGACATTTGATAATACTCATAATCGGGGCGATTAGATTGTTTCCATTTAATATATTCATCTCGAGATGATAGATGTTTTCGAGCCGATCCAATATTTCCCGACAACTGCGGATCCATGTTTGATTTTAACCAATCAATAGGTATTCGCATTTTGATAACCGATCTATCTTCGTCGGGTACATGCACTGGTCTTGCGCCAGCTGCCCTAAACTGTGCTTCGCCGCCAGCACCAGACATTGCAGCATATCCATGTGCAGTGAAAGGATCACTGGTTACACTGATCATTCCTGTTTTAGGATCTGGACGATTTAATCCATTTTTTAACACATCGTTGACATTTCTATCATGTGTTCCATGATATACTATAACTTGATTTTGATCTTCCCACCAACCAATATTGGGATTGTTTTCAAATGGAATTAAACCTACATTTTCATTTAAAAGATCTGATATGCGCATAATGTATTATTTATAATACTTTACTTATTTGACTGAGATGTCAAAATACCAATTTTCAAATGCTTCCATTCTAATATAATCAAATGGAATTTTACAATAGCCATTGTTTCCTCAATTTTTTCCAAAACTGTTTTTAGCTATGAAATATCCGTCAATAATATCATATCCTACCAAAACTATAGCATGATTGCCCCAAAGCCTTTTGAAATAACCGTCGGCACAACCTAATACGGTGTCTTCTGTGGCCTCTAAATGTCCTTTGACCATCCAAAACAGTCTATAGGCTTCTTTATATTGCAAATTCATACAATATTTATTCTACTTCTACGTCAGGATCAACTTCTGTGTCAGGTTCTTTTTTGGTTTTTCGTTTGTTACCGTACGAAAATGTAAATTCTATATTTTCACTGCGTTTATCAGGAGGGCATTTTGTTACAGTGTTACCTTTTTCTAAAAACTCTTTTACTAGTTGTTGTGTTTCGTCACTAAGTTTTCTACTCGGAGGATTCATACTCATTTGTTTATCTTAATTGAACCTTTCTAATACTTGTGTACTGTGTTTGCATTTACCTTGAAACGTAAATCCTGTACAACTACAGGTAAATCCTTTTTCGGTAAGGGCAACTGTGTAAACGCTACCTTGCTTGCTACCTGGGACTGACCATTCAGTTCCTACTAGGGAATTATTTTTAAAATTCCAATCTTCTAGTTTCAAGTAGCGTTTGCTGAACCGTTTCACAGTTGCCCCACCTTTGCTTCGTTCACATCGTTTATTTACTATACTATAGTTTATAAAGATGTCAACTACAAATCGTTCTTTTTTTCTTGTATTTCTCTTCTACGTTCAGTAGTGAGATGTTTCAAATCTTGTAAAGCTTTACGAGCTCGCGGGGCAGCAGCTTTGATGCCTTTTTTTTCAAACAATTCTATTTCTTTAAGATACACAGCAAAAGCAACCTTTAATTGCTCATGTGTATCAGTCATCAAGAATAACCTTGCAAATTTCATTCCAAGTTTTAACTCTTACTACTGAGGAATTTTTGTAAAATTGATTGTGGGGATGATCGATTAGTATAGGACGCAAGCCTGCCCGCAACCCTGCTTCACAATTTTCCGGTTTATCTTCTATCCACCATAGACCTGTATCCTTGTATTCCGCCAGTGCATCGTCTTTATCTGCTCCAGTATCAAGACAAATCAAGTTGTTCCAAGGATCCTTGCCAAAATGTTGTTCTAAATTCATTTGACGTAGTCTTTTTGCGTAAGGATCTGTGCTTAGACTTGTGATTACGTCAAACTTATATCCAGCAGCATGTAATCTAGCAACGCCTTCTTGACTATCACGAAATGCTGGAAGACAACAGATCCATGCACTTTCGTTATATTCTCTTACTAAATTTAGTTTTTCTTCAGTGAGAATACCGTATACCTCTGCTAGGTTGTAGAGGCCGTGTTTGATCTTTTGATGTCCTTTAAGTGTCATCCATTCATGAAAGGGTGTTTCCCAATCAAAGAGAACGCCGTCAGCGTCGGTTAATATTTTTTTCATTTTATACCTATTGTTAGTCGCCTACAAATACTGTAGACTGGTTAGTTACTACTGTTACTGCACCGCATACTCTCGAATCATTATTTCTATGAACTGGTTTATTGTAAACAAACACTGTAGATGATCCGGAGTTTGCAGCAGGATTGCAATGAGGTCCACCTACTGGGATGCACAACGAATCGGGGTTTGCAGGATCTACAACTTCTATAACTTCTATATTTTCTACAAACACAGTCCTAGGATTTTCTGCAATTAAATCTCCTCCACCGTGTGTGTTAGGATCACCTTCAACTGCCCACAATTCCCACGACATGTTTTATTCCTTAAAACATCTGTATACCACTAGTGCTGCTGACATATTGTTTTGCCATTTCGGCATCTGTCTTATGCACAAAAAGTATTGCACTTTTATTTAGTTTGATTTTGCTGTCTTGACTAATAGTAAAGGCAAAAGGTCCTAATCCAATACCTTGTTGTGTAGGCATGAGAGCCATTGGTTTTTGCACTGTTACAGTTTTATCATTTTCTTCTAAAAATCTACATACCAGTTCTTCACCCGCTGCGGTTTTAATAGTAACTGTATCAAGATGTTTGTAGGGGGTTTCAATTATCATAAAGTATATCCTGTTCCGTTATATCCAGTTTCTTCTAAGTATTTTGCAAATTCTGTATATCCCCCAACATGTGAGTTTTGAATTTTAATTTGCGGATAAGTTTTTGCCTTGGGAAACATTTCTATCAACTCGTCTCTAGTAAAGTCTTCGTTAAGTTTATAATATTGGTATTTTAAATGTGTGCGTTCACACAGTTCTCTTGCTGCCTCACAAAATCCGCAGCCGTCTCTTCCCCAAATTTCTATCATAGACTAAATCCCTTAAATGTATCTGCACCTACATCTTGTTTAATTGCACCAACTGTGTACGAACTTATCTGCGTTTCTTGAGGGGCTACCTGTACTTCTGAACCAGCAATCCATTTTTCTGTCCAAGGCAACGGATTGCTTTTTACTGTATACGGACTTTTCAAGTTAACAAAATTCATACGTTTAGTTGCAATAAATTCAATGTATTCTGCAAGTAGTTGGGTATTTAGTCCGATCATGCTTCCGTCTCTAAACAAATATTCTGCCCAGGTTTTTTCTTGATTTACAGCATCAACAAACATTTTAACACACTCTGCTTCTGTTTCTTCAGCAATACGTGCATAGTCTGGGTCATCTTTTTTAAGGATTTTAAGAAGCATCTGTGTCGATGCAAGATGCAGATTTTCGTCACGTGCAATTAGTTTAATAATCTTAGCATTGCCTTCCATTTTTTTCAACTCAGCAAACGCCCACGAACAAGCAAAGCTAACATAGAAGCGAACACCTTCAAGAATGTTAACGCTCATCAGTGCAAGCCAAAGACGTTTCTTTAATTCGTAAAGATCTACTGTTACAGGAGAACCGTTTATAGTGTGAGTGCCTTCCCCCAACAGATTATAAAGTGTTGATAGATTAATTAGTTCATCATAATTACGACTGATGTCTTCTGCACAATCTACAATTTCTTCGATGTCCATCATCTCATCAAAGATCTTACTTGGATTGCTGTACACATTGCGAATGATGTGCGTGTAACTGCGGCTGTGAATTGTTTCCGAAAATGTCCAAGTGATAATCCAATTTTCCAATTCTGGCAAACTTACAATAGTGCCAAATGCTTCTGCTGGAGCACGACCTTGTACACTGTCTAATAGAATTTGTCTTTTAAGATTGCTAGTAAAGATATGTTGCTCATGTGCTGTTAAGCTTTTAAAATCTGTAGCATCTTTGTAAATGTCAATTTCTTCGGGACGCCAAAAAAATCCCAATTGTTTGTCGGTTAATTGATCAAACTGCTTGTACTTTAATGTATCATAGCGTTGAATTGTAGGCCCACCGCTAGGGTCTAGAAATGCTAAAACTTTTGTATGGTCGACACGATTTTCTACGTCAAAAACACTCATTGCTTTTACCTTTTTTATATTATAGTTTATATTTTGTTAGTTGTCAATGATTTATATTGTGCAACTTTCACAATAACCTTCATCTTCTTCTTTATGAAAACCATTGATTATTTGTACAGGTTCTTCTTTAATCATCTTGCTTAAATCAACTTCACCTGCACCGTCATTTGTATTGAAATAGTATAACTGTTTTCCGCCGTATTTGTAAAACATCAATATGTGCTGTAACATCACACTCATAGGAATTTTTTCATCATCATAGAACACAGGATTATAACTGGTATTTACAGAGATGCCTTGATCAATATACTTTTGCAACACTGCCATAATTTTTAGGTAGCCTTCGGGAGAGCGTTGGTCCCACAATAAATCATAACGATTCTTAAGACGCTTGAAATCTGGCACAACTTGTTTTAGAACGCCGTGTTTGCTTTGTTTCACTGATATAAGACTGCGTGGCGGCTCTACACCGTTGGTAGCATTTGCAATTTGTGCTGAAGTTTCGCTCGGCATAAGTGCCATTAGCGTACTGTTACGAATGCCTGTTTCACGCAACTGAGCGCGAAGACCTTGCCAATCTAATCTTTCTACGTGTGGTACAAGTTCGTCTACGTCACGTTTGTAGGTTTGGTTAGGTGTAATGCCGTTTCCATACTTTGTCTCCATGTTGCCACTAGGTGCACCTTGTTCTGTTGCTAGATCAGCACTGGCTTTGATTAGATAGTAACTCCAAGCTTCGGCCCATTCGTCAACTACCGCAAGTCCAGCAGCATCTATGTGTTGATAGGACAAGCCTTGTTTAGCCATCCAATAGGCAAAGTTAATAATACCAATGCCCAAAGGCCTGCGTTTTTCTGTACTGAGTCTTGCTGCAAGAACAGGATAATCTTGATAGGTTAACAATGCATCTAGTCCACGAACTGCTAAACGACATACACGTTCAAAGTCTGCAGGTGTACGAATATTTCCCCAATTGATAGCTGATAAAGAACAAAGGCTAATTTCTCCGTTAGGATCGTTTAAATCATTTAGAGGTTTAGTCGGCAAATCAATTTCAGCACACAAATTGCTTTGTCTAATAGGAGCAACTTCAGGCAAGAAACTGCCGTGCTCATTTGCGTTGTCTACGTTCTGCAAATAGATACGACCTGTGCTCTTGCGTTCTTCCATAAAAGAACTAAAGAGATCAATTGCTTTTACAGTTTTTTTACGTATTTTATTATTGCGTTCTGCTGCTTCATACAGTTCTCTAAATCGTGCTTGATCGGCGAAGAATGCATCATACAAGCCCGGAACATCATTAGGAGAGAACAGTGTAATATTACCGCCAGTTATCAGTCTTTCATACATTAACTTGTTAAATTGCACACCGTAATCCATATGACGTATGCGTGTTTCTTCAGTGCCTTTGTTGTTCTTTAAAACCAACAGTTCTTCGGCTTCTAAGTGCCAAATAGGATAATATACAGTAGCAGCGCCGCCACGAACACCGCCCTGGCTGCAACTTTTTACTGCTGCTTGAAACATTTTATAAAAAGGAATAATGCCTGTATGATAGGCGTCGCCGTTTCTTACGGGAGAACCGATTGCTCGGATTTTACCGCCTCCAACACCAATTCCGGCTTTTTGACTAACATATTTAACGATACTGCTAGTAGTAGCATTAATACTGTCAAGGCTGTCATCAGATTCGATAAGGACGCAACTAGAAAACTGTCTCTGGGGAGTTCTAACACCAGCCATGACAGGAGTAGGAAGGCTAATATCGTGATTACTAATAGCGTCATAATAGTCCTTTATCCATTGCAGTCTAATTTCTTTTGGATATGCATGAAAAAGTGTAGCTGCTATTAGTATATAGCACATTTGTGGTGTTTCGAATATCTCGCCGGTAACTCTATTTTGAACTAGATACTTACCACGTAGCTGTTCCATTGCTACATAGGTAAGGCTTTCATCTCTTTCATGTTTAATAAATGAATTTATTTTATCCCATTCGTCGTTATCATAATAGGTAATCAGTTCAGGATCATAAAACCCTTTTTGTATATTTTGCTCAACAAGTGCTTTGACATGAAACGGTTCAAACTGGCTGTAAACTTCTTTTCTTAATGCATAATTGATTAGTCTACCGCCTACATATTGATAGTTTGGAGTGTCTTCTGAAATTAAATCAGCAGCGGCCTTGATTAGTGTTTCTTGGATCTCGCTGCTTTTAATTCCTGGATAAAATTGTATTTGACTTCGAATTTCTACCTCGCTTGGACTGACTCCTGTTATGCCTTGACATGCATGAAACACTACTTTGTGTAACTTTTCTATGTCGAGAGGCTCTTTCGTTCCGTTGCGTTTGGTAATTTGAATCATTTTCTACGTCCTTTTCTTATTTTTTAAAAATTTATTTATTGAAGCGGGGGCATGTTGTACTTTATTTCGGATTGAAACGATCTAGGCAAATCTTTTACAAAAATAGCGTTGTCATATTCATACCCAATACAAAGTTCTCCAACTATACAAAGATATTTGGTGATTGAATTTTCTTTATCGTGTGTAATATGTATCTCGAAATGACAATTGGAAAACGTTGTAGTTAACTGTAAAGTATAACAAATTGCTAGAATTTTTATAAAATCACAATACACGTTGTTTTCTATCAATTCCCAAGGGGTGGGCCAAGAATTCATGTCATAGGGATCTACTGCTATTTTAACAATAGGAGCTCTATTAAAAAATTTAATAGTGTCAGCTATTGGATCTTCAGACAGCTCGAGGCTATCTCTAAATGACTTCCAATCAGCCATCCTTTGTTCGAAAGGTTTAAAAAACATATTTTATGACTTGGTTTTTACTCTATAATAAAAATCAGCATTGTCGCTTGTTGTAGAGTTTAACACCATTACTGCTACTGTGTCAACAGTTGCGTCGCCATTTTCGTCATAATTTTGTGCTTGAAATGTTAGATTTTCTTCAAATAAAGAATTACCAATATATTCATATTCGTCAACTAAAGTTTGTAGATTATTAGTAGGATCAACTACAATATGTAGTGTTCCTTTTCTTTTAGCATTTACTTGATTTGAGACATAAAGATACTCAACTTCTATGCCTTTAGTTCTATCTGCAGGTAGTTTGAAAAACTTAGTATAAGTTCCATATTGTCCTAATTGTAATCTATAAGTATAATTGTTTTGATATATTGTTGGGCCTGCAACATCTGGAATATAAGGCACGTTAAGAATGTATAACGGGTCACTACCTAGTTCTGCAGATCTTTCAAACCAATCGTTATCGCTCAAGTTATTGTTTGTTAAAAATTCTATTATAGGAACAATAGGATTAAGACTAGAGCCCCCGTCATTTCCTACAAGGTAAAATTTATTATTACTACTTTTGTTTGTTATACCGTTAGTAATCAAAATACCTTGTTTGTCTACGTCTCTAAATAAACTTTGCGAAATGATGTTTTTTGAAGGTCCTACCAATTGTCCGCTGTTGCCTAAGACAGTGTTTTCACCAAATGACACGCCTCTGCCCAAACTTTCAAAATTTGAATTATTCCATGCATTATCGATTATATCAAAATCACTGTAAATGCCATAACTCATATTCTTAATAACAATTCTGTTAAACTGATTGTTTTTACAAGTTACAACCGAACTTAGACTGTTTAGTAAAATACCTACATTGCTAGTATTCAGTGCATTACCGCTAGCCCAAGATCCTGTAATTGCAATATCTTCAAACACGCTGTCTCTGCAACTCTGTAGTCTAATAGCAGTTTGATTAGTTAAAGTTACACTAATTCCAGAAAGTCTAATATTTCTTGCTTGATTATTTGTAGTGCTAGTAGCGTCGCTAGAAATATTAGATGGTGTACTAGAACTGTTAATCGTTTGGAACAATGAGCCTGTTCCTGTAAATGTAATTTTTGTTTTTTCTATTCCAGCGCCTACTATATTTGTGTAGGGTGGAAGATATAATGTACTGTTTACAACATAAGTACCTGGTTCTAACCAAAGTATAACTCTACTTTGCGGATTGTTTTTGTTAGCGTCATTTAAGAATAATTGGAATATTGCTCTTTGTAATGCAGCAGTTTGATTAGTGCCGTCGCCGTTTGCTCCGAAACTTCTTGCACTCACAATATCGTCTAGTCTAGCTTGTAAAGTTCGTTGTATTGGCGTATTTACAGTTGCACCTGTTTGGATATAACTTTCTGTGCTTCTGTAAGTATAGTCACTAGCATAGGCAAATAAGTTATCGTGTTCAGTAAGAATTTTAGTATTGCCAACGTAAGGTGCACCTTCGCTTACACTACCGTTACCTATATATAAGGCTTGTGTGTCTAATGCCCAACCAAATTCTCCACTTGCTAACTGTGGTAATCCGGAACCTTGGTTTTCGCGACCCCTACGTATTTGTATGCGACTTATTGATACGACCGCCACTGCTATTCTCCTACGCTTTACTGTTTATATTTATGCGTATTTCTCATAGTAAGCATAGACTCTGTCCCACCATTCGTTAATCCAATCGTCAAATGTTCTGCCAAAATAAGGATCTGGTTCTGGGGTTAAATCGAACTGTTGATATTCTAAGTTTTGTGTACACATAAAAATGTGCCCGTGTTGAATATCTGTGCCATGTCTATCGTTGTGAGCTAACGCATAGGCTGTCATTTGCAAATAATAGTCTTCAATCCATTCGCCTTTTTTAAGTTTGTTGGATTGTTTAAAATCCATTATACAAGGTACGCCTTTATAGACTCCAACTAAATCAGTTGTTCCTGCATACAGATTAGGAATGTAAAGTGGTACTTCTGATCCCCACACTTCTGTTACATCATCTAATGCATGTACTTTAATAACAGTTGCCATTTTGTGTGCATGTTGAGCGTATGGATTTGATCCTGCAATAGGCCATTCACCAGTTTCTACAAATAGTTCGATATATTTGTGTAGTCGTGTACCTCTACTTGCAGCTTCGGTTGTGATTTCTTTGGCTTTTTGTTCGCCTACACGTTTACGCCATTCGATAAGATGCGTTTTGTCTTTTGTAGCGTCGAGAATTGTAGTTACACTAGCTACTGGATTACCAATAGGCGTGAGATACTTTCTTTTACCGTCTATTTCAGTTCTAGAAAATTTTTCGTAATTATACTTGTTTATAATCAATGACATAAGAATGAATATAAACTCAAATTTTTCCTATGTCAACTGCTCTTTTTGCCATTTTGCTTACTGCATTGGGGTCTTTTTTCTTACCCATAGGCAAATCGTCATCTGCTCTTAGTGGTTTTAGTTCTAGCTTTCTTGTATCAAAACTTTTAATATAGCGTTTTACATCGTCGTCTGATTGATAGGCATTTCTAAATACATCATACGAAAATTGACTACTGCCGAGATTTCTCATCATACGGTCTAGTTCTGCAAAAGGAACAATATCTCGTTCATCATTTTGCAGCAAATTTAATATTCTTATAAGAGGTTTAGTGTTTACTGCTTCACTTACTTTTTTTTTAATTTTTTATCAAAATTACGAGATTCGCGCTTGGCTCTGCCGCCTTCTTCCTCGCCACCTACCGCAGGTTCAGCAGCACCGAATTCATCGTCGCTTGGCATATCTGTCATGTCGCCTTCATCGCCCATATCCATGTCTGTGTCCATGTCAGTGGTTGGTTCCATGCCAGTGTCGTCTGCACCCATTGTATCCATCGGCTCTTCTTCGCCGGTTAACATTCCTACACCTTGTGTAAGTGCAACACGAGTAGTTTCCATTGTTTGATATAACGTGTCTAGTGCAGGCTTGATTGCGTTTGTAAATTGATCGGCCTTTTCTGGCCCCATTTCTGCTCTAATAGCATCTGCCAATTCTAACATTGATTCGGTTTGCATTTCGGCAGTATCTTCCATCCAGCCAGTTAAACGATCGACCATGTCTTTTGCTGCCATAACTAGTTCAGCAGTATCTTCTGCACCCTCATTGATAGCGTTTATAGCAGTATCTATATCTTCTGCAATAGAGCCACGCTCAGAAATTGCAGCGTTTAGAACGTCTAGGAAAAGTTTATTTTTTTGATAATCTTCTTTTTGAACACTGTCAAAACTTTCAGTAGTTGTGATCTGTGATAGTTTTGTTCTCAACTTATTTCTTACATCTTGCAGTTGTTCTACAGTAAAACGGTCTAGGTCAATCTTTTGACCAAAACGTTGTGCTAAACTTTCGTTTAGTTTTTTAGCAGTGACTGGTTTTGTAAATTCTCTTATATGCATTTTTCTTTCCTAGATGCTGTTTATGTTATTTATCTTCTAATATATAAATTTATTTAGATTTTCTTTGACCACTTGGCTTTTGATAATAGCCTGTTCCAGTCTTGCTTTTCTAGCATACACTATGTTTTTGTTAGTTGACTTTGCAATAATGTTTTTATAAAAAACTGCATCATTATAATGCTTTAGCAGCAACTTGTCAAGATTTAACGCACGATAGGTAATATCCTTGCCTTCTGCTAAATTCTTTGCTATAGCTACTGCACTGGTCTTGAAATATGTTTCTGTTATTTTTTTATTATTTTTACAATCAAAAATCAAATAAACGTCCGACTTTTTACGTATAGCATAATTTTTGATTCGTATAGAATTGCCTTTTTGAAAAGGTATATTGATGTTTTTAATTTCACCTTCTAAAATGTCTTCTAACTCTTGAATTAAATTTTCATTTATCATTTTTTACTACGAAAACGTTCCCTTGATAACTCACTTTACTTATTAAACTTTTTCTTATTAAATTGTTAAGAATGAATTGACTGCGTTCGTCAAATGCCTCAACTGGCAATGGTCTATCTATAAATTCTAACAGATCCTTTTCTTCGTTAGTGGTGTATATTTCAAAACTTTTTATTAGTTCATTTAGTTTCATCGTCTGTGTCCACTTGCATGCCGGGTTTGATCATTTTTGCAGGATCGGGTTTTGTTCCTGGCTTTGGTTTAGTTTGTAATTTTACTTTGCCTGTGGGATCTTTCTGCAACGCTGTGGGATTTTTCTTTAGATCTATAGTAGTTTTAGTACCATCTCCATTGTCTATTTCTGCACTGACGTTTGGAACGACTCTAGTTATCTTAGCAGGCATTGCTTCTAACAGTTCTTTTATTTTCATATTCTTTTACCTTTTGAACTTCTACGTTTTGGCTTGATTCTTCTCATGCCCACATTTAATTTAGGCAATCTTTGACTTGCAGGGTTTGTTCTTTTGGTTCTACTGGCTTTAGTGGTCATGGTAGAACCTTTTCTTCGTTTAGTCGCTTTGAGTGTTCTACTGGCTTTAACGTTAAGTGGTGCTGTGCAGGTACTGGGTTTGCTAACTATTCTACCTTTTCTACTGCCGCTAGTGCAACGATACTTTCGTACAGTTTTGTTACCCTTTTTTCCAAAGATACCAACTACACCTTCTGTAATTTCCTCTATCAACATCAACGTTTACCCTTGCGTTGTGCTCTGTTTAAACGAGCTATTCGTTTAGAAACAGGGTTCATTCTTTTGGTTCGCTGTGCTTTTCTAGCCATTCTAGCACCTAATCGTGCTTTGGTCTTTTTAAATTGTATTCTTTTTTTAATATCTGGTGCAGCAAAACACTGTGCTAATTTTGCAACAATTCTGCCTTTTCTAGGGCCGCCTGAACAGCGATATTTTCGCACAGCTTTTTTACCAGAGCGTGCCCAAATTTGTTTTTCATCAATTTGATCAATAAAAATTTCACGAAGTAACATAAAGTTATTTATCGTGATTTATAGGTTCATTAATAAAACAATTACTGTAGAAAGCAACCCTGCTACTATTGTACCAGCAGATCCTATAATAACCTTGGCTAAACTGTTTTGTCCAGCTTTCATATCTTCAGCAATGCCATCTAATTTATTTTCGACTTTGGTCAATCGTTGATCCAAGGCAGCATAACGTATTGCACACAGATCTACGTGTGCTTCTAAACTTTCTTTTTCTAACTGAGTAGAAGGTAAAGACATCGCTAACTCTCCAAAAAATACGTTTGCCTAAGTTAGTGCCTCAATTGTAAATTATTTATCAATCTATGCGTTTAAATAGCAAATTGATCTTGCGTTTGTTTTTGGTTTCAAACACACTTTCTTTTAAAGTAATAGATTCACTTAGTCCTGTAATGATAGGTATTAAATCAAAATCATTTTGCAATACTGCAACATCAATACCGTCGGCATATTCGATATTAAATCTTAATCGCCATACTTTGTGTTCACCTTTATAAATGTAACCAAACCCTTGTTTATCTACAGTAACAGTTTCACACATAGGAGATTCATCAAAATATGGAATTACTCTTAATCCTAAAGTTTGAACTAGTGTTAAAAAATTCTGTTGTTGGTGCCATTTGGGATCTGTTTTATCAAATCTTGCTTTGGTTTCGGTTATGTCTATTAATGTTTGAAGTTCAAAAAGCATATGTTATTTACAGAGATAAAAAAAACGCCACTATGAAAGTGGCGTTTTTGTTTGTAGTTTTTATGCGTATTACATACCTTCTAGGTCTGTCGGTTCTGTAACAGTTACAGTTTGTGTATCTGATAGAGTTGCAACACCGCCGGTTACAGTGAATACACCAGTGTCTAGAACTTTTGCAATTTGAGTTGCAATCCAATCTAGATCAATAGCATGACGATCTGCAACAAAGTATAGTTCGTTACCGTTTGATTTGAACTGCATGATGTGGCCTACTGAACCTAGTGTATCAGTTACGAATGATGCTTTTGCATCTGTACCAATTTGTGCAAGACCTGCACCACTCAACACAACCTTGTAAACGGTTTGCTGCATATTTCTTTGAATAGTACCTCTAGCAATTGGCGTAGGGTTAACTCTTGTTACTGCTGGCATTTTATTTCTCCTAATCTCTAATGCCAAATTCGCTACTCTGCGAACTTGTATATGTAATTATTTATCAAATCGATAAAAAATACAAATGTTATACCTTCTTTTTTGCTCGTTTATGAAGGGCTCTTAGGTTTTGCACATAAGCAGGACCGGCTTTTACAATATCATCTATCAAAGCTATCGCAGGCAAATAAGCTTGTACCATAGGAGCAGGAATACCTTTGCCATCTTTTGCTAGTTCTAAGAATCGTTTAGTTAAACCTAAACTGGCATTTCCGACAATGTATCTATACAACGCAATGTCGGTAGGAGATATTAGAATATCAGGCACACTGATCACTGGTTCAGTGTCTGCAACACGATCTGTTTCTAGATTTTTAACAGCAGCAAATTTTTCAAAATCATCTATAATATCCGAAGAGCGAAGTTTTGCTCTCACAGCAAAAATTAATTGTGTAAATGCTCTTTGTTTTTCTGCAATGGTTAGCTTTTTCCAATCACTTAAACTTCTGCGTATATCTTTATAGGTCGTGTTTGTTATACGTAAACTGTTTTCTAATTTAATAAACAAACTGCTAACTAGTAAGGGACTTTTACCCTGTGCTAATTCATTGAGATATCTATTTAAATCTCTTACAGGTACTCGAGTTGACTTTTTAGCAGCAATTGCTAGATCAGGTTCTTTTAGCTTTCTTTGTGCAGAATCGTCACCTACAAGAAAATATATGAAATTATAAAGATCCGTGCCCATGATTCTATAAAACTTATACAATTCAAATCCTACTGTTTTTTTACAATAGGTTTGAATAAACAATTTAAAATCAGGATATTGATTCATCATTTCTAATGCAAGCAACATAAGATACAGTCTTTCAGCACAGTCTGTATAGGTAAGCTTTTGACTGCTACCATCATCCTTGGTCATTCTTGCTTCACAAAGTTCTTTTATAAATTCCATTGTTTACTCTGGACGCCATCTATGTCTTGGCACTAGTTTAGTTTTACTTGCTCTATCAACATACCCTTCTCCGCCTGCTTCACCTTTTGTACTGGCTTTTACATCTGCAGGGGCAGCATCTAGTTGATCTATTATGTCGTTTTTAACTGCCATTATCTTGTTAACCAATTCAAATATTGCATTAAACGCGGTAGAATTGCTTTGAAGCATCTGTTTAATTTTAACTTGCTTGTTTGGACTAACTTTACTTTGTTCTAACCATATGACAAATCCCTGGTTTAATTTGTTCAATTGTTGAGTTTTGCTCATATAATTAATATAGGTGTACAGTATTTGTTTCACGTCGCTTAACCCCTGTTGAGGTGCTAATACTGAATCTATTGCTGATCCATATTTGTTTGCAAGGGTTTCTATCTCTTTTACACTGCTTTTATCTACCTTAGGTTGATGTGGTACATAGGTAGGTCCTAAAACAACAACTTCTCTACTGTTAAGTGCTTGCACATTGTCTACTGGTTCGCCTGCACTGGAACCGAATTCGTCATGATGAAGATGTGCTACAATTCCTACTGTGCTGGAACCAATTCTTTTACCTAACTGTGAATTTGGATCAACTGTATAAGTTACCTTATTAGGAGTAAATTCAATACCAGATTCTGTTTTTTGATAAGGATCGCCTGGATAGTACAACAAATCTCCAAAGTAAAAGCCTCTGACGCTGGGAGGAGTTGCCTTTTCCATTATAGAAAATACTGTGCCCAAATCGTTTGCTAGTTTCTCTCTCCAATCTTCACCTTTACCTGAACTGGCTATGAAATTTCTCAAATCCTCAGCACTGTTGCTTTTTCTTCGGCCCCATCCGTTTTTGCCTACTAGAACAAATTCTCCGTCTGTATCTCTACCCCAGTAGATTGCTATTCTGCCATCCCACTTTACACTAACTGAACCTGCATCTGTGCCTAATCTATTTAGAATTTCAACTGCTTCTTTAGCACCTGCGGATCCGTCTACCACCACTAGGTCTTCAAGATGTTGATATTCTCTGCCTACCTTTGCTTCAGTGATGACCTGTCGAAATTCTATAAATCTCATTTAAGACGTTCCATCATTTCACGGAACCATTCCATTGTTCCAACAGGAAATGATTCTTTAGGAGTAGTTTGTTTTTTTGCAAATGCAGGATCCTGTTCTAGATCCGCTAACATGTTTTTACCGCCATCGGGCAATGCTTTTGCTATAGATTCTACGCTTCCGAGGTCTTTACCAGTTGCGTTGTCACCAATCAAAGTTTTTGCAATTTTATCTAGATCATCTGTATAAAATTTGCTCTTTTTTCCGTCAGGTCCTCTAGTCCATAGACCTTCATAAGGGCTCCAAAGCAGTCCGTTTTTTCTTGCTAGATACGCAAGTGCTACATGTTTATGCATACCTTTATAAGGAGAACCTTTTGGAATATCGTGAACGTGAAACTTTTGTGCAATTTCAGCCTTAGGCACTACCATAATATCTACTTGATGTGCAGAATCGCCAACTGGTGATCTTACGTGAACACTTACTCCACTTTGCCCTGTTTGATAACCAGCTTGGTCAAACAGATCTCTCAAGTTCTTTCTAACTGTTTTTATATCGGTATTTTTGAAATAATTAGCCAGTGCGTCTGCATCTACAATCATATCCAAGTCACCACTGATTTTACCTGGTGTAGGAGTAGCACCACTGCCTATTGGCAATGCTTTTGTTCCTATTTTTGTAAGCACACTGTTAATAGGTTTTATTATTGCAGGTATATCTTTATGATCAAATGGCGTTGCATCTGCAAAAACATTACCACCTTCATTTAACGTGGTCATTTTTTTGATTTATCCTCTATAACTTTTTGAATGCTTCTTCTAAATTTTCTAGGGTCTGATGCTTTTATTGAATTAAAAAATCTACGTTCTAATTCACCTGCTGTTTCTATATCGTAACTGGCATGGATTCTTGTTAAAAGATTTATTGCACTTTCTATTATATTATTTGCACTGGCTTCTATAAGATAGTCGTTGTTTCTTTTACCGTGAACGGTGTTCAATTCTTCTAAGATACTTCTTGTTCTTTTTCTCATTTCAGTGTTCCTATAATGTATTTATTTTGATAGAACAGAATGAGAAGAAAAAAATAGGGAGCACAGTATGCCCCCTACTTTTAATTGAAACGATTATTGTGCTAGACTAGCAATCAATGCTTGTGTTTCTGCTAGAGCAGGATCTGGCACTAGACCATACTGATCAAGTGGACCGCCAGGACCAGCAATATCATCACTCATAAAGAATGTAATAAATTCATGCAGTCCAGGAATAGCACCTACATGAGCATTCTTTACATAGAAGAACAGCGGACGGCTGATTGGATACTCTCCACTTGCTACTGTTTCACTACTAGCAGTTACACCGTTGATAGTGGCAGCATACAATGTTTGTGTATTATTAAGCAGGAATGACAATCCAAACACGCCAATTCCAATCTTATTACCTTCCAGACGGGCTAGTGTTTCGGTATAGTCGCCGTCGATATCGATAGCAACATTATCAGAGCGAACCTTCATACACTCTGCTGACGCTGCTTTCTTATCACCGCCATTTTCCTTGAGGATAAGGTCATATGTTCCTACAACCTTGCAGCCTTCTTCCATAACCTTGATGTCAAACACTTCTCTCGTTCCGTGCTTGGTGCCAGGAATGTAAACAAGAATCTCACGATCAGGAAGTGAAGGATCTACTTGTTTCCAGTTGGTTACGTTTGATCTTGCGCTAAGTGCAAGATACATCTGTGCTGGAGTTAAGTTGTCAAAGCCTTTGTTTTCAAGACGGCTTGCAAAAACAATACCGTCGTAACCAATACGAATCTCAGTAATTTCACCTATCACTGCTTCACACGCAGCCCACTCATCATCTTTCATTTTTGAACTGCTGTTGGCAATATCAACTGTGTTAGGACCAATGCCTTCACAGAGTTTTTTACGACCAGCACCAGAGCCACCACCTTCAACTACAGGTGTAGAGAAGTCAAAGTTTTCGCCAAATGCCTCAGCAACAATAGTTGCGTAGGGTAATACTGTTGAACTGCCGGTAATGTGAACGTTGTCACGTGCGGCAACTTGTGTTGCGGCTAGAGCAAATGCCGCACCTATTATAAATGATTTCATATGTTATGTCTCCTTTTGATTCTCATTTATTGTGTAAGGTTAAGGGGACTTTTGTTTCCCCTTAACTAATTTAAATTAACCTATAATACCGCCGTCATTACGAGTAACAGCAATCACACCACTTCTTGCTAAACCACCAAATGGCCATGTGCTGGGGTGTCCTTCTTCGCCAGGATGTTGAACACCTACAAACATAGTTTTGCGATCTGCACTCCATGTCAAGCCAGTAATCTCGCAAGCAACAGGTCCTACTAGGAATCTATGTATTTCACCAGTTTCGGTATTGCCTACTAACATTTGATTATTACCTTGGCCAGCAAAGTTTTTTTCGTTGCTGTAGTTGCCATCAGTTTGAATCCAAAGATTACCTAAACTATCAAACTTAATACCATCGGGGCTATTAAACATGTTGTCTGCTGTAACATTAGCACTACCTGCCATAGAATCTGAATGGACTGTTGGATTACCTGCTAGAACGTAAAGATCCCAAGCAAATGTATTTGCAGCATGATCTTCATTAGTTGGGTTCCAGCGAAGTATGTGTCCATAAGGATTACCTGCTCGTGGGTTAGCAGCATCAACAGGTTGATTTTCTTTTTCGCCACGATTTCTGTTATTAGTTAAGGCCACATAAACTTCGGCCTTTTCTGGATGAGATGCTACCCATTCTGGACGATCCATTGTAGTTCCGCCTACTTTTGTAGCAGCAATTCTAGCAAAAACAACAGTTTCGTCAGCAGCCATACCTGCATCGGCAAGATTTAACCATTCGCCTGTGCCGTCGTCGTTGAATTTAGCAACATACAAATCTCCTTCATCTAACAGAGATGAATTGTCACCGCCTTCTACATACACGTTCTTAGAAACGAAACGGTATAACATCTCGCCTCTTTCGTCGTCGCCGCTGTAAACCACAGCACGACCGTCTTTATTAATGACAAGTTCTGCATTTTCATGCTTAAAACGTCCATGGGCAGTTAATTTTTTAGCATTACCAGTAGCAGGATCAATTTCAACTATGTAGCCGTGACGATTGGTTTCGTTAGGCTCTTTGCTAAGGTCGAATCTGTCATCAGTTTTAATCCAGTTGTAACCCCAGTCAACATTAGCAATACCATAACGTTTCATTTCGTCAGTGCGAGGTGCTTCTTCCCCTAGGCTGTTGGCAAAATAACCATTGAAGTTTTCTTCACAAGTTAGATATGTTCCCCATGGAGTCATACCATTACCGCAGTTATTCCATGTTCCTTTTACAATTACACCTTCTGAATCTGTTGAGGTTTTTAGAAGATTACTACCTCTTGCAGGACCAACCACTGCAATCTCAGTGTCGGGAGTAATGCGTCTGTTATAAACGCTGTCAAGCACAGGTGTCCATTTGCCGTCGTTGTTACCAATCTCTACAATAGTAATACCGTGTGCTGCTTTATTCTTGTTTACATCGTCATCTGTTACAGGCTTGCCTTCTTGATGAGCAAACATCAATTCTAAGTTAGTATATTCGTTATTAATAACAAGCAAGGTTTTGCCATTAACTTCAAACACATCCATACCGTCGTTGTTGTCACCCATAGTTACGGCTTGATCGGCTGCTGTAAAGTTTAGAGGATCAAATGTTTTACCAGCACTTGTCAACGGGTCACCCCAGTTAATAACTGGATACCAACTATAACCTTCTGGTAATGTGATAGTATCAGCACTAGTAGCTGCTACAGGAGTAAAGTTTATTGCATTAAATGCACCGGCATTTGCTCTGCTGGTTAAAGCAGTTGTGCTAAGAAACGCACTGGTTCCAATAATAGCGCCCACCCCGGTTAGAAAATATCTTCTTGAAATTACATTGTCTAGTTCTACAGTCTTGTTAGGATTTTGAATTTCATCCCATTCGTCGAAACTTATTCTGTCTTTCATACGCTTTTCCTTTATGTTATGATAATAAAAAAGGAGCCGAAAGGCTCCGAAATAAAGGATAGATAGACTTTTCCATGTTATGGTTTACGGTGTGTGTGTTCATGTGTCTGTCCTTTATACCTTTATTTAACTGTTACACTACATTATAATTGTAACAATAGTATGAAGATTGTGTGAAATTTTTGTAAAATCTTTATTTTTTTGATTTTTTTCTAGCAAATTCTACGATTTCCTTTGCTACATTAACGCCGGTATATTTTTCAAAGCCTTTAAATCCAGGAGCACTGTTGGCTTCGCATAATTTGTAATCATCCTTGTCGAAAAGTAGATCTATTCCTGCGATATCTAACCCTATTGCTTCTACAGTTTTTAAACTTAATTCTACAATTCTATCATTAAGCGGAAAGTTTTCTCCAACACCACCTCTAGTAATGTTTGCTTTGAAACTGCCATCTGTGCTGCTGCGTTTCATTGCACCTAACACTTTGCCACCCACCACATAGGTTCGTATATCTTCTCCTGGTTTAGAGTCTACATACTCTTGGACTATAATTGCTTCGTCTTGCTTGATGCCATGAGCAAATTCTATAAAATCTGTGAATTCTTCTATAGAACGAACGAGATAAACACCCCTACCATAACTGCCGGAAAATATTTTTACCACAGCAGGAAAACCAATTACTTTTTTAACCAGTTTAGCATCTACGGGATGCTTAACCAACATTGTTTTTGGCGTGGGCAATCCGTGCTCTGCAAAAAATTGGCTGGCCCAGAGTTTGTCTTTTGTTATTTCAATAGCATTACTGCCGTTACACATAGGCACCCCCAATCTTTCAAAATGCCTATAAACACTAAATCCAAAATATCCAGTACCGGACCCTGTTCTGGGAATTATTACATCAGGTAAATCAACTACTTTGCTTTTGTATCTTATACTGCGTC